GCTTTGGATTATACGACAAGAATTTAAACGTGTTCAAAGCTGTTCAAACATTTTCTTTGCGAACGCAAACATTTTCTTTGCGAACGCAAACAAGGGAAAGGAGGTGATTTTATAGAAAGTTTAAGTGCAATAAACGGGGTACCGCAAGTAGCGTGCATTACTATCATATGTCTTGCTATAGGGTTTGTTTTAAAAAACTCTAAATTTAAGGATAACTATATCCCCTTAGTTATGCTTTGTTGTGGTGCAGGATTAGGTATAGCAGGATATTTAACTATTCCTGACTTTGCACCACATATCCTTATGGCTATAGCAATAGGTATATCAAGCGGACTCGGTTCAACAGGCTTCCATCAACTATTTTCACAGTTAAAAAAAGACGATGAGACAAACTCATCGTCAGAGGGATAACGTTAAAGAATAATGGCTCAACAAAATTCAGTAACGTTAAAGACGAAGCATAACAGATCCTTTATTATTAAGAGGTTCGGATATTGCAACGCTCGTACACCGGACTGCTCTATATCCGAACCCGTTACAACTACACGATTGTTTTCACTGGTATTTATTAAGACAACTAATTTCTTTTCCGGGTTGTCATAAACGTAAATGCGATTAACAAGTAAGTTAATCAATCTTCTTTTCTTAGTCATATCACCGTCTCTGATAGTAGTTAGATATTTCACTACACTGTCTACTGTCAGAGGCGGTTTTTTGATTGTTAATTCTGTTATTCGCTCTTGTATTCTTTTTTCATCTGCTTCAAGCTCTGCAAGTTTAGCTGATACGCTTCTGCTTACAAGACCATCTAATAATGCTTTCGTCAAATTATCTATTCCCTTTTGAGTCTTCTTTAAAGAGTCTTGTAACATAATCATTTCGGGATCTGGCTTATTATATTCTTCTGCCACTTTAGCAGAAATCCTTATGATGTTATCTTCTGTCAGAATCTTATTAACTAAAACATCAATGATGATAGTTTCAAGCTCTTCTTTTCGTTCTGATTTTTTATCACAGGCTTTATGATGCTTTCGTTTGGAACAGGTGTAATATCTGTGAGTTGTTCCCTGTTTTGATGTACCGCTGTCACCCACCATGAGCGATCCACAGTGACCACAAAAGAGTTTGGTGGTCAACAGGTAGTCCTCGGTTGCTTTCGTTCGGCTACGGGCTTTCTGTGAGGTCTCACGCATACTTTGTACCTCTTCAAACAGTTTGTTTTCGATAATAGGCGGTATTGCGTCTTTAATCATTATATCCATATAGTTATACTCACCTATATATTTACGATTGCTTAATATAGTACGAAGCGAATTAGGACGGAATACTGCATTATTTTTTGTCTTAACACCTGCTTCGTTTAAGTATTTAATAATAGCAGATATACTGTTTCCTTCTGCATATTTTTTATAAATCAATCTGACTATATCCGCTTCTTTTTCGTTAATTACAAACTTGCGGTCTTTATCTATATCATATCCATAAGCTACTGTTCCACCTGTGTATACACCTTTAAGAGCATTTTCACGCAATCCTCTTGTGACATTCCTTGCAAGGTTTTCTGAGTAATACTCTGCATAACCTTCTAAGATTGATTCAAGGATAATGCCTTCCGGCGTGTCTGGGATAGACTGTTTAGCATAAAACAGCTTTATACCATTCTTTTTTAATTTGAATTTATACATAGCTGAGTCATAGCGGTTCCGAGCGAAGCGGTCTAAAGTATACATAACTATACCTTCAAACATATGCTTTTCGGCATCCTTAATCATTCTTTGAAATTCCGGTCTTTTATCGGTTTTACCTGATAAGGCATGATCCGTATACTCCCCTATAACAGTCATATTCTGTTGTTTTGCAAATGCCTTACATTCCCGGAGCTGTGCGTCTATAGACTCTTCTCTTTGCGCAGAGGAGGAATAGCGTGCATAAATAACTACATTCATACTGTCTTCCCCTTTTCAAAGTCATAAACTATTGCCATAAACTCATGTTTCCCTTTGCGTCCTAATCCTCGGAACACATCAATTATATCTTGTTCGTCTTCGTCTAAATCTAATTTTAAATCGTGATCGGTCTTGAAGAAATCTGACACGTTACAATTTAAGCGTTTTGCCATTTCTTTTAAATCCGCTTCTTTTGGTATAGAACCTTTATTTATTGCCGTAGCTTTTGCAGAACTAAAACCCATGTCAACAATCAACCTTGTCAAAGTTGTCTTCTGTTTTTTACAATACCTGTTTACGTTTTCAGCAAAACTCATATAAACACCCCTATTTAGATAATATAAATAATAGGTGTTGACAATTTAGAAAATAAGAATTATAATAACAACATAAATTTGCTTTTTCTAAATTTCAACGCATTAAAAAAGCCATAAACGAAGGCTTTCGGCTATTATCAATTTTTATGTGGCAATAATAATTATAATAACTTTTTCGTGTGAAATCAATAAAAAGTGAATTTATATTTTATAAAATTTCAATAAAAGGGAGGTGATCAACACGGCGTATATTTCTGTCAGACCGGAACCCCGTAAGCTCCGGTCGCGATTGAAAAAAATCGGAATGTCACAAAGAGATTTAATCTATGAACTTAGTTTAAAGGGGGTGAGCACAACTCCTTCTCAGCTATCCGATATTATATCCGGTCTTTATACTTCAAATAAGGCTGACTTAGTATTAGATACGGCTGAAGAAGTGATTAGTAAGTATGAATATAAGCGACACGATCATACTAACAGAGTATCAAGTTAATTCGATTGCGAAATGGATAGTTGAGGATATGAGACATGAAGAGATTAACAAAGACAATATCAGTAACGTCAATGCTTGCGATAGCAGGTGCGTCAGGTGCGATATTTACAATGATTCAGGACACTGCCGCAAAGGCTGAAACAATAGGTTGTGTCGATTCACTCAAAACATACTATGATGTACCACTATCACGCAAAGCACAGGACATCATACGTGATGTTTGCAACGATTATGAAGTCGATATGCCGCTTGTATTGGCTCTTATAGGTAGAGAGTCTGATTATGAAGCGAAAGTAATAGCAGGTGACGACTACGGGCTTATGCAGCTTAACAAAGTTAATCACGATACACTTACACACACTCTCGGAATATATAACTTTTTGGATATAGAACAAAATGTAAGAGGTGGTGTGAGTATTTTAAAACCGTATTTGGAAAAGTACGGGGTAACTAAGGGGTTAATGTGTTATCACTTAGGAGAAACAGGTGCTAAAGCAAAATGGGAAAAAGGTATCACTTCTGACGAATATACCAACACAATAATCCTTAATGCAATCTGTCTCAACTATGTTAAGAAAGAGGTGATTATTTGATAACAAACAAAAACAGAGGCACTTCTTTTGAACAAAAACTTGCTAAAAGGTTGTTTAAAGAGGGTTACTGGGTTTTACCCATACCGCAAACAGCAGACGGACAGGCGGCAGATTTATTGGCAGTTAAACACGGCACTGCTTATCTGATTGACTGTAAGGTATGTTTACAAAACACTTTTTCATTGAGTCGAATAGAACCGAATCAAGAGGCAGCTATGAATTTGTGGAGAAAAAACGCTGATAACGGTACAGCTTGGTTTGCGCTATATCTTGAACAAACAGAGCAGATTTATTTTATCTCACACGTTGTTTTGCGAATAATAAGAGAAAAAGGTCAGAAAAAACTCAACGAAAAAGAAATTAAACAATACGGTTTACCTATTAGGTGCTGGGTCGGCAACAGATGATAATAACAGTATCGAATACCATAACAGTTACAAGTCCTCTTGATACTTTTAAACAATGGTGTGATGACTTTCTGACGATTGACAATCCCGAATATGCTAAAAAGATACGCATGGGCTTATGGCTCGGAAACACACCAAAGCAATTGAAACTCTATATAATAAGAGGTGATGATCTTGTACTACCCTACGGAGTTATTGATTATATTCCTGCTAAATACTGGTTAATATCAAATGTATCATATGAGCATCTTACGCATGAGATTGACTTTAATAACACAAAAGATATTTGTCTATACTCATATCAATCTCTTGCGGTCGAGGCTTTATTAAAACACGGCTTCGGAATACTGCAAGCTCCTGCCGGCTCCGGTAAAACTCAAATGGGTATAGCACTTATTAAAGAGTTTTCACAGAGGACACTTTGGCTAACACATACTCTTGATTTGCTTAAACAATCTAAAGACAGGGCGGCACAATACTTAGATGAAAACACGTTTGGCGTAATTTCCGGAGGCAAGGTTAATATCGGAACTCATGTAACATTTGCCACAGTGCAAACAATGGCTGGTCTGGATTTAACACAGTTAAAAGATCATTGGTCGGTCATTATAGTTGACGAATGTCATAGGTGTGCAGGATCGCCTACTCAAATGACAAGATACTACAAAGTTTTAAACAATCTTAATGCGAAACATAAGATAGGTTTATCTGCAACGGTACACAGGGCGGACGGACTGATTAAAGCAACGCATATGCTTCTGGGCAAGATTGCGTATGAAGTAGCGGACGAAGATGTTGAAGACAATATAATGACAGTCAATATAATGCCCGTATACACTCACACAGGGCTGTCATATGAGTTTTTAAACACAGACGGCACTCTTAACTATGCCAAGATGATAAACGGTTTGTGCAGCGATTTTGAAAGGAATAAGACTATTGTAGATACGCTAAAAGCGCAAAAAGGTAATTCCTGTTTGATACTCACTTCCCGATTAAGTCACATTGACACACTCATAGATATGTTGCCTGCTGATATATCAAAAGACGCTGTAAAGATTAGCGGTACTATGACATCAAAAACAGGTAAAGCGTATCGTGAAAAGGTCATAGATCAAATGAGATCGGGTGAAAAAAAGTATCTGTTTGCTACTTATGCGTTAGCTAAAGAAGGGTTGGATATACCTCGATTAAACAGGTTGATCCTAAGTACACCACAAAAAGATTACGCCATAATCACACAGTCTATAGGACGCATAGCGAGAACAAGTGAAGGAAAGACAGATTCAATCTGTTATGACTTTATAGATAACTTTCCATTTGCACTTAAAGCCTATAAGGAAAGGTGCAGAACATACAGAAAGAACAGGTGTAATTTATGAATAAAGAATTATTAGAGCATGTACCATATGATAAGAATATTAGAATATATTTGAAACACAGCACACATATTACTCTATATTCTCATGAAACAAAAATTGAACTTATGGATTCATTTGTAAAAATATTTGGTTTTACAGCAGAATTTCGTGTGCCATATGACGAAATAGCATATATAGAGATTAAGGCAGGTGATGAAGATTAACGCATATGTTTATGATTTTGAAGTATTTGCATATGATTGGTTAGTCGTATTTAAAGACATAGTTTCAAAAGAATATACCGTTATTCATAACGATAATCAGGCGGTAAAAGACTTTTTATGTGAGTCTGATTATTATATAGGTTTTAATTCAAAACACTACGATCAGTACATTATGAAGGCTGTCAGTATGGGGTTTTCACCCGAACAGGTTAAAGCCGTTAATGATTATATTATCAACGGCGGTCAAGGCTGGGAATTTCCCCCTATGAAAAACTGGTACTTCTCTTTCAATAATGTTGATATTAGAGACGATATGCAAGCAGGCTTATCACTTAAAGCTATAGAGGGTCATCTCGGTATGAATATAAAAGAAAGCTCCATCCCTTTTGACTTGGATAGACCATTAACCAAAGAAGAGCTTGAAGAGACCATACGCTACTGCAAGCATGATGTGGACACAACAGAAGAGCTTGTTAAGTTAAGAGGTGATTATCTTACAAACAAAGAGTCTGTCGGCAGACTGGCAAAAATCGATCCAATAAGGTCTCTAACAATGACTAATGCAAAACTAACTGCAGCTATGTTAAAAGCGGAATTGCAAGAGTATACAGATGAACGGGATTACAAGTTTCCTACTAATATAAAGACAGAATTTATTCCACATGAGGTCTTTGCGTTTTTCGATAGACTACACGATAAGAATATATCCGATGAAGATGTTTTTTCGGAAAAATTAGAGTTGCATATAGGTGACTGCCCTGTAACTCTTGGTTATGGCGGTATTCACGGTGCTTTGGCAAATTATCAAGGTGTGTCAACAGATAAGCGAATAATACGCAACTTTGATGTGTCAAGTTACTATCCACATTTAATGATCCTTTACAATTACATATCACGCAATATTCCTGATCCACAAATATTTAAAGATATTGTAAGTCAGAGAATGGAGGCTAAACAAAAAGGCAATAAAGCTCTTGCAAACGCATTAAAGCTGGTAATCAATACCACTTACGGGGCTATGCTGAATCCGTACAATGCACTATATGATCCGCTTATGGGGCGGAGCGTTTGTATCACAGGTCAAATATTTCTGTTGGAACTTGCTGAACATTTGCATAAAAATATATCAGATTTACGCATTGTACAAATCAATACTGACGGAATTGCTATTGAGTTTAATGTCGAAGACTACACAAAGGTTATAGAAATTACAGACGAATGGCAAGACCGGACGGGATTTACACTCGAAGAAGATGTTATTGACAAGATATATCAGAAAGATGTGAATAACTATTTAGCTATGATTAACGGAGAAGCTAAAACAAAAGGCGGTTATCTGGTTAGAGGCATAGCTAAAGCAGGTGCCTTTAACATCAATAACAACGCGCGCATTGTAGCTAAAGCACTGAAACAATACTTTATAGACGGCACACCTTTAGAAGAGACTATTAACTCCTGCGATGATCCGTTTATGTTTCAGATGATAGCTAAAGCAGGCGCAAAGTACAAAGAAGCTTATCAAGATGTAAACGGCGAAAAAATACCTATTCAAAAGGTAAATCGAATATTTGCAAGCAAAGATAAATCTTACGGTAAGCTTTATAAGATAAAAGCTGAAAATGACAGTGTTGCAAAAATAGAAAAGTTACCCGAACACTGTCTTATAGACAATGAAAACACGGCAACGATTGATGAAATAGACAAGATGTTTTATATCGAAATGGCAAAAAAACAATTAAATGATTTTTTAGGAGATGAAAACAAAATGGCTACAACGACTAAAAAAACGACTACCACAAACAAACCTACAAACGTATATCAGAAGTTAAATAAAGCTCGTCAAATGTTCCTTGAAAGAGGCGTGCAAAAGACAGGTAAAAACATGACTATTCGATACAAATACTTTGAGCTTGATGATATAGTCCCGGCAGTGACAGATATATTTAATGAAATAGGGTTACTGTCTATAGTCTCTTTCAGTGAAACAGAAGCATATCTGCATATCGTAGACACTGACATACCTGAAAGTGAGATACTCTTCTGCTCCCCCATGAGATTCCCCACAGAAAATAAGGCTGTAAATCCGGTGCAATCTTTAGGAGCTGCACAAACATATCTTAGACGGTATCTGTATTTGCTGGCATTAGACATTTGCGAACCGGATATATTAGAACCACAAACAGAAAAAACAACAGAGACTAAAGTAAATAAAGCTCCTACAACAGCAGAAGAAAGACAAGAAATTAAGGAGAATCTTACACAGCCCGATGATAAGGCAAGTGAATTACAAATAAAACAACTTAAAAAGGTCCTGAAAGAACTAATAGGCAAAAAGCCCGATTTAGAAGAAGAGGTTTCACGGATAGCTGTTGAAAGTGAAAGCTTTAAAACATTATCTAAAACAAAGTGTGAAGAAATAATAACATGGGCTTCCGAACAGATAAAAGAAGGTGATTAAATGGAATGGTTAAACGATAATACGATTAAGATAAATCCCCCGAAAAAACCTAAAAAGATAACGGGAACAAGGTTTGCTTCTGTGTTGGACTATAATCCCTGGCAGACAGAATTTGAAACATGGTGTGCGATAACAAGGGTTTATGAAAAGCCTTTTGAAGACACTATATATACTGCGGCAGGAAAAGCTATAGAACCTAAACAGATTGAATATTTGCGTACAGCTTATGCTATGGACAACCTTGTAACACCAACAGACAGATTCGGTGAGGATTACTTCAATAAAACATGGGGCGACTTCTTCCCCGATTCGCCGCAATTTGGCGGTATGTGGGATTCACTCTTAATAGATGAAAACGGTGATGTAGAGGCTGTCATAGAGTTTAAGACTACTAAACGTGCAGAAGACTGGCAAGATGATATACCTGATTATTACGCACTACAAGCGGCTTTGTACGCTAACCTACTTGAAACGGATAATGTAATCATGGTTGCTTCTATTCTGGAGGACAAAGACTATGCTGATCCTGCTAAATTTAAACCGTCTGTGAAAAATACAATCATAAAAGAGTTTAAAGTATCAGAGCGTTATCCCGATTTCGACTTATATCTTGCATCTGCTCTTACTTGGTGGGACAAACACGTAATCAAGGGTATATCTCCTGTCTTTGACGAAAAGAAAGATGCTGAAATATTAAAAGCTTTACGCACTACTACTCTATCTCCTGATACAGATATAAATGATCTTATAAAAGAAGCAGAAGAACTTAAAGTTGAAATAGATAAGGTCACTGCTACTCTTGGGGACTCGGAAAAGCGGCTTAAAAAAATTAACGATGTAATTAAAGAGTATGCAATAGGTCAATTTAAAAACGGTGATAAAAACGTTGAAATTAAAGGCAATACTTACACTTGGAACATATCAAAGTCAGAGACAGTTACTATTGATAAAGAAGCTTTAACGGCGGACGGATTAATTGATAAATACAGCAAAAAATCAGAAAGCTATAGGCTGACTGTGAAGTGAGGTGCGCATGATTGATGACAATGTTTTAAATGGTGTTACACAGTTGATCGATAACCAACAGGCAATTGAAAACAATACATTTTTAGCTGCGGTTACATGGGATCTGTATTCAAAACTAATAGACAAAGGTTTTACAAACGATAACGCAATGACAATAGTAATGAGCATTATAGGAGGTTTTCATGGCTAAATTTTCCGTAACAAGTAGTTACAAAATAATGGACGAAGGAACTTATATTTTTTACATTTATCAAGTTGAAGAAGACGAGGAATTTGGGATTATCAAAGTACATTATGTTACTTCCGATGGTCAAACTATTATGGAGAGATTCACGCTGAAAGACAAGTTTGGTGAAGACAATGAAGTCGCTCTTAATATGCTGTCTAACCTTGCCATATTAGCACTTGGCAAAGAAGACGATGAGGAAGTAGATACTGCGGAATTTGTAGGTCATTATATACAGGCGGATGTGGAACATACAGAAGTGGAAAGCAAAAAGAATCCGGGGAAAATGATAACATATGCAAATCTAAGGAATAAGGCTTCTGCTGACGGATTTGACAAAGAGCCAAACGAAAAAGCACGAAAAATCATTGATAAAATAAAAAATGATAATTCATTTCTTAATGATTTATTGGGCAATTAAAAGGAAGGCATATATGAAGATAATAAGGCAGTTTAAACAGGGACGCACAGCAAAAAGTATTTATGAAACTCTACGCATGGGCGATGTATTTGTTTTAGCCGGATATGACTCTAAATATATAGTGGGGGAAGGGAACTTCATAATATCGGGAAATGGTTTTGTGTTTCCTCCCGATTATTTAAACAATTTTTTTAAGGGAGAAAAAATAAAAGCTATTTATAAACAGGAAAAGGTTACTGGGGATTTGTTAGAGGACTTATTGAGGGCGGCGGAAAATGATATAGAAAAGGAATGGCGATTATGAGCTTAAAAGCAAGATATAGTTTAGTTTTAATCTTATCAGTTATAGTATTTGCGGCAGCTTGTGCCACACCAAAAGGTGGAAAAGTGATGTCAAAAATAATTGACGATAACACTTACACGATATATGTACAAGACGACACAGGGGCTATACGCTCCTATGATGTGACGCAGGCTGAATATAACACATTAGATTATGGGGATTATTACGGAGGTGAAAGATGAAGATAATAACACAATTCAAACCTAATATGACATTTCAGGATTATTTTAAGTCCTTGAAGCCGGGTGATGTGTTCATGTTTAAAAACGACCCTTTGATTTACATGGTAGCATACGAACCAAAAAGCGGCAGAAAACTCTTTGTTAGCCAGTTTGGTACGATATGTGATCCTTGTTTTTATAAAAGGGAATTACTTGTTATTGTGTGGAGAGAACCACACTCTCCCTTTGACTCATTATCTACAATATATAGTACGTTAGATTATATGTTTTAACACAGGAGGTAAGACACAATGATTAAAAAGATAGCACTGATTGCAGGAACTATAACGGCAATTACGCTTGCCGGATGCGGCTCTATGAACATGACGGAACCGATGATCGTCCGCAAGGTCGGGAACGATACGATTTGGGTTAAAGAGATTAAAGACAGCACAGAGACCGTTAAAGCTTATAAAGTGCAAAACGACTACTACCTTTCGGACGACTCAAACCCCGGGCAGGTATTTGACAGCAAGTATGCGGTCGGTAATGGCTTAACTGAGTATACATATAGTTGGTGAGGTGATTTAATGAGACACACAGAACAGGAGATACTGCAAGCCTTAAAAACCATTAAGGATGTGTGTATGTATGAAGAAGATCACGGCTATAAAGATTGTAAAGATTGTCCTCTACGTTTGAACGATAGTGGCTTTTGTGGGGTCAACACTCTCACTCCGGACAGTTGGGACTTTTATAATCATAATGAGCGCAAGTGGAGGGCTTTTAAGGTAAACGATTGATGAGATTTAAGATATATAGCAAAGGAGCAATAAATGAAGCATACACAAGAAGAAATGATTAAGGAGGTAATGAATGAGAACAATAAGATTTAGACTACAATTTATCGACCAACTTCTGGCGACAACGCCGGGTAATGAGGAAATATACGCTGACTATATAGCAAGCAAGGCGTTTGATGTAAAGACGAAGGTGAAAGACCCTAAAGACCCGGAACAGATCAAAGCGGCTAAAGAAGAGGCTTTTAAGAATACAGAGGAAGAAAAGGAAGCTCTTCACGCTATGCTTGACGGACAGGAAGAGTTGGAAAAGGGTACGACTTTCTTTTTCAAAGACGAAGATGGGAATCCTTACATTTACAGTTATTGGATGTACGGGTTCTTCAAATCGGCTTGCAGTGCTTTGAAGAAGGTGCCGGGGACTTTATCTTCAAAGATTAAAGCCTACAAGAAAGAGATAGACCTGTTATTTAAAGTTTTTCCGGACGCTAATGATAAATCCTCAAGACACATTAAACTTGAAAATTACGGTGAGCTGGGAATGTGTGAGAGACCTCTGAGAGCGCAGACAATGCAAGGTGAACGTGTGGCACTATCACGGTCTGAATGCGCTCAAGCAGGCACACAGATAGAATTTGATGTGGTGCTGCTGCGTGACACAGATGAAGAAGTGCTTATGGAGTGGATGGAATATGGCGTATTTAATGGATTAGGTCAATGGAGAAACTCCGGCAAGGGTGCATTTGAATATGAGATCATCGCAAAAGATGGTAAACCTGTTAAGAAATAATCCCTTTGGCAGAATAAGTAAGACCAGTGAAGCAAGGGAAAGGTGGGGTGCCGTATTGCATGGTAGAGCAATAAAATGGTGATGTGGTGTATCGTATTGGAAGAGTGGCGCAAAGTATTGTGTTGCATAGGAAAAGTATGGCATGGCAAGGGAGGTGTTGAGTTGGGCAAAGTAATGTATTGGAAGGGTGAGGTTTAGCAATGCACTGGAAAAGTTTAGTTGTGAGTTGTCGCGCAAGGGAAGAGTAGTGTTCCGCTCGGTAACGGCTATGTTCTGTCAGGAGAAGTGGAGGTTATGAACAGAAAAGAACTGCGGAGGTAGAGATATGAAGGGTATAGGAGTAGTCAAGTCAAGTCATGTTCCGGAACTGTGTCGTAATGAACTGTAGTGGTACTGTGGAGAAACGAGCTGTACCATCAAGTTTAGCAGAGGAAAAGCAAGGTAACGTCCAGTGAAGGACTGGATATGATCAGTATGGAGGAGACATGAGACAATATTGCAGGTACTGCGCCTTTTGCTTTGAAGGTGACGTTTTCTATTGTGCGGTTAAAGATATGGTTTTATCCGAAGACAAAATAAAGCGCGCTAACAAATGTACAGAGTTTGCATTTATAAACGTAGATGTAATCAGCGGAAAAGAATACAAGCCACATACTATTAGTGAGTTGGCAAAAAATCAACTTAAGTTTAATTGGAGGAAGTAACATGGATATAGAAACAGGCAAAAGGTTTACAACAATACAGGAGATAAAGACTGCAGATTGCTTTGAATGGGAGAAACACATTTGTATTAAAACGAAAGAAACAGATCCCGATGGCGACATACAAGTTGTAGATTTAAAAACAGGCGAAGTACACCGTCTACCACCCGATACGGTCGTTACACCGATTGTGGCGATTATAGACTTTGACGGGGAGGTGATTTAGATGAAAGAAGATGAAAAATTAGTAATAAATGTAGACGGACAGCAGTTTTTAAAAGGTATTGAAAACGCAATTTTTGAATGTAATATACATAAAACTAAAAGAGAAGAAATACTCACAAAAGCAAAAGAAATAGTCACAGGAGAAAGGGAAGAGCAATACGGCTCTCCCGAAGATAATTTTTCTCTAATATCTGAATTTTGGAGCGACTATCTTGGCGTCGACATAGTAGCAGAAGATGTAGCGGCAATGATGATACTAATGAAGCTTGCTCGCATCAGGGGCGGCGGCTCTCTCGACTCTTGGATAGATATAGCAGGATATGCCGCTTGTGGAGGTGAGATATTTGAAAATAGCAACGAATAACATGGTGCAGTTACCAGTTTTTGTAAGGAAGAAATATGATTAAGCAAAGCCCTATATATGATGGCACAGAAGAAAATTATTTAGAACTGGCAAATGCCATAATTATACAAGCCTGCAAAGATTATAAGGCTCTGTATTATAAAAAGAGAACAAAGAAATACATGCATCTTTTAGCCGAATCAGACTTTTTCAAACTGGAAAAGTTTTTCCGTTCGGAATGGTTCGATTTTTTGAGTCGAACTTGCATAGATGGTGAAACACTAATTAAACATTTACAAGAGGAGGTACAAAATGAAATACGTATTGAAAACAAAAGACGGAAACGTTGATTTCCTTATGAAAACAGGAGAAGACTTTGTTAAAAGCTCTATGAGTGTTGAAGACGCACAAAAGCTGCTTAATGAAAGCGAAGTCACAAAGTCAGATGTTCTTGGTTATCCTATTAGTATTGAAGATAACTACTTCTTTGCCGGACGATTTGAGGAAGACAAAAAACCTAAAAAGAAGAGGTGATGACATGAGACCTTACACTAATTATGTTGCATATATCCTAAAGCAATACTTTACACAAAGTAAACCACTTTGTAAACAGTCAGTATATGCAGATAATTGGGATGCCTGCAATATTGTACTTATGAGATATGATAAACAAGATTATGACATATTCAAAACGATATACTCTTCTAACCTGTCAGTTAAAGAAATCATTAGTAAAATAGCAGGCAAAAAAGAGTATAAATTCTGGCATATGGTAAAGACACTTGAAAAGGAAGTAGCAATAGAAAGGGGCTTATATGATCCCACAAGAACTTAAAGAGTTAGACAGATGGGTATGCTGTACCGATGATTCAAAAATACCATATAAAGCATGGGTATTTGATACAGCTTCTTCTGTTAAGCCTGATACTTGGTCAGATTTTGCTATGGCAGATGAAGCGGTCAGAGAAGGTAATTATAAATATTTAGGTTTTGTCTTTAAAGAATCCGATGGTTATGTAGGGATTGACATAGATACGGGTTACGAAGATGGTTTAATCAGTGAGGTGGCTTGCGACATTATAAGTCACAGCAAAAGCTATTGTGAACGTTCAAAGTCAGGGAGAGGCTTCCATATTATCTTAAAGGGTACTCTCCCTTTTAACGGACGCAATAATCGATCCGGTATAGAAATATACAAGACAGCAAGGTTCTTTATAATGACAGGTAACACACTACTATACGATACAATTTGTGAAAATCAGACAGCTATAGACTATGTAGTTGATAAATACTTTCAAGACACAGAGCGTACCGTTACTTTTTCAGACAAGACTTACTCCCCCATCTGGGACAATCCCTTCTCCTGCGGCAAATTTAAGTTAAGACCACACTATCCGGAGATCCCTAAAGGCAGTCGCAACGTATCACTTCTTAGTGTTGCCGGACAGCTTCTTAGAAGTGAGTACACACAAACAGATATACTACGGGAGCTGCGATATATCAATCAAGTTGCCTGCAAGCCTCCACTTAAAGAGTCTGAATTGAAGGCAATAACACACAGCATACTCAAATACAAGGACAGGTGAGGTTATGGATAAATTTAAAGTATTAGAAGAGATTAAAAAATCATGCGAGGAAACAAAGTGTATGGATTGTGAATTTTTCAGTGAGTATACATGGTACTGCGGCTTTGGTTACCTAACCCCTTATAAGTGGGATATTGAAAACATGAAAGGAGCGATAAATGATAAAAGTAGAAAAAATTGATGTTTGGGGCTTTGTGCATGCACTACGGGGTATGCGCAATCCTTTAGAGAGCTGGGAAAAAAGCGATTCTGCGGTAATTGGAGAAAATCTCATAATCGGCGAAAGCGACTTCCGGCTTATGGAATACCTTGTTGTGGCAGGTACAGAACACAGAAAATTTATGCGTCAGATATTAGTATCATTTGATATAACTGCTCCGCTCTATTGGTGGAAAGAATTTGACACATACAAAGTCGGAACAGTTGCCAACTCATGCAGCACTATGCACAATATACACAAACGAGATCTGACTATAGAGGACTTTTCGTGTGAGTATCTTGATAACGGAGTTAATTATGAGGAGAAAATAGGAATATTTAAAACTCTTATAGAATGTATAAATACCTTGCGCAAAATGTATATTCACACAAAAAACAAACGCTACTGGTATTCAATCATACAACTACTCCCCTCTTCCTATAATCAAAAGCGTACAATCACAATGAATTATGAGAACGCATACACGATTATACAACAGCGGCAGAATCACAAGTTAGATGAATGGCATAAGTTTTGTGACACACTTACCGAACTCCCCCACATGAAGAGGTTGTTATGAAATACAAAAACGGCGAAGCCATCCCTGAAACATTTGAAGAATATGTCAGCATACACGGAGAGCCGGAGTATGAGGACAGCTACAAAGAAGAATATCCTATAAGATTTAAGATTATCGATCACGACAAAAGCACTGACACAGACATAGAAGAGATTAAAGAACGCTACTCAGAGTATGTCTGGACAGACAAAGGCGGCGGCTTACACGTTAATTACAACGTGCTCGCAAGGCGTATGATACTCACAGAGAACCTTATCTGTTATAAGGGTATGTTTTATAATCCCTTCCGAGAAGTCAGCGCAGAGAGCCTGAGACAGCTTATAACACAGCTTCTTATTGATAAAGGCTGGACAGGTAAGATGGATTCTGTTTGTTCGTCTTGCATAAATACCATGCGTGATTTAGCAAATGTAGACGACTTTTCCGGTTCCGAAAACTTTATATACTTCCAAAACGGAGAGCTTGACATATCTAGTGATAAAGAATGGATATTTTACGCTGACAAATTCACACACACACCCTATCGTCTTAACTGCGACTTTGTATCAGAAGCACTTGAAATGCCGATGTTTACCAAGTGGGTAACAGATGTATTTGAAAAAGAAGACATAGACACGATACAAGAACTTTTAGGTTACTGTATGATCCCCACGAACAAGGTGCAGGAGGCTTTTATCTTAGTTGGCTCTGCCGGAGTTGGAAAATCAGTGTTAGGGTATCTGCTGCACGATATTTTCGGCAACGGCTATGTAGCCCTAAACGTCACAGAACTTGACGAAAACAAGTTTATCTTAGCCAACATAGAAAACAAGCTAATAGTATATGATGATGACTTACAGACACGTGCGCTAACTGACACAGGTGTATTTAAGAAGCTCATCACATCAGAGCAGCCTATAAAAGCAGAACGCAAAGGACAACAGCCATATATGTTTACCCCACACGCAACAGTAATATGCAACACAAACGTGATGATACAGTCCCTTTACGATGATTCAGAAGGCTTTTTCCGCCGCCTGCATCCCATATGTGTAAAGGAGAAAAAGCCGGGGCGGAGAAACATAGTAGATATGAATATCAAGGTCTGTCTTGAAAAAAACGGGATCATACGCTGGGCTTTGCAAGGTCTGTGGAATCTGCGCAGGAAACACTTTCAGATACACTGGTCTGATCGCTCACGTGAGTTTTTAGAGGCAGAAAAGAATCCTTTTAAAGCCTTCTTTGATGATGTCTTTGAAGTCACAGGGAGCGAAGAAGACAAGCTTCGCTCACAGGACATTATCAAGATTTACAACACATGGTGCCGCAAAAACGGCGTTGGGCACTTGGGTGAAAGGCGACTTCTTAACTGGTTTAGTAAGAATCAAAGTAAGTTAAATATCACTTATAAGAAAATCGGCAAAGAAAAATTAAGCGGCTATGTCGGATTAAAATTAAATGAAATCTGGAAAAAATACTTAAATTATTAGAACGCACGTTTGGGAGAGGTGGAGAAGAAAGGGGAGAAGAAGTTTTAAGGCGGAGGGTTCTCGTTAGTATATAATATATATCGCATGGTATATATTTGTGTGCGATGTGTGAAATATATATTGTTAGTATACTTTTAACAGTTTTGTATCTTCTCCCCTCTTCCCTCCGCTTATTTACTGGCTTTATCGGCATTTTATGGGGGGAGAAGTAATATATACATATATTATATAATGAGTAGATAGTATATAATATATATAAGAGTATATAAGTGCTATCTTCTCCCCTCGGCTTTAGAAGTCTTTTTTACCCAGTGGGGGTATAAAAATGATAGTAGGGGACTTGTCACTCTTGTGTAGGGGACTTGTCTGTGTTTGTATAGGGGACTTGTCGCTTTAGCTGTAGGGGACTTGTCTTGATTCTTATAGGGGACTTGTTTTAATTTTGTATTTTTAATTTTGTATTTTATGCGAAAGGAGGTGATGGTATGGCTAAAGATACTAAAGAGGTTTTGGCTAATTCTATGCTTAATGCTAATAGAAAAATAAAAGGTGGGCGGGGTCAAATCTCACCTGCTATCGGCGCTAATGCTCTTAATCTTAAACCCGGTGATAATTCAAAGTATATCGGGGTTACTATGCAGTTGTTTAATGCTCCCGATATCGATCTTACTGATCCTGTCGCTGTGCAGGAAAGATTGTCTTGGTACTTCCAACTTATGTTTGAAGCTGATATGAAACCTACTGTTGCAGGCATGGGACTTGCTCTCAATGGGATGGATAGAAGAAGGTTGGCTGAAATCAAGAATGATGTTCGTGAAGTAGGTGCAATAACAAAAAATCTTGCGCCAGCCAGCAGGGAAATTATTAAAAAAGCTTACAAGTTTTTGGAGAATTTGCACGAAAACTGGATGAATTCCGGTAAGATTAATCCGGTAGCTGGGATATTCCTTGCAAAGAACAACTTTGATTATGTGGACAAGACTGAACACGTATTAACTCCGAACACAGGAGCTGATGATCAGATTGATGTTGAAGACATTAAAAAACGCTATCTGACAGATGATTCAGATACCGAGGAATAAAAAGAGAGCCTGTGGTATTGAAGCACCATATGCAGGCTCTTTTTGTTTTTATTTTCTTGATTGCATCAAGGAAAACAAAAGCAGTGAGGAGTAACGTTTTTGCAACTTTTTGTCAAAAATCTCGCTCCTGCTGCAAATGCGACTTTCGACTTTACGACTTTGACTTTACAACTCTCATACGACTTTCGACTTTGCAACTCTCCTACGACTTTCGACTTTGCGACTTTCAAGCGTTAACTGTCGCATTTATCCACCCGTAACAGGCAAAAATGACATGATCCTGCGTTGGTATCGGCTTAATTTCAGGGGATAATCTGAAATCTTACACCTTGCATCACTATGGTGGATGACGCAAATATATTGCTAATTGCCTTCAAAATGCGCTCTAACGCTTTGTAAGTGCATCAAGGTGTAAATATATATCCTAATACATAAAATGCGATAGAGCGCAATTTTAAGCGTTTTAAAAGCATGTGCATTTTTTGCACACGTTGAAATACAATTTTCTATGATGCAGTTAATGCAAATGTGCCCCTAATCCTTACAAAATTGCGTTCTAACGGCTTGCAGATGCACAAGCATATATCTGTATAGGGTGACACATAAAAGCGATTAGAGCGCAAAATAAAAAGGAATGCCGATTGGTTTTATATGACATACTTGATGGTTTACGCACACACACAAAAAAAAAAGACCGGATATCCTCCGATCTCTTGGCACGAGTTAGTCTTCTTCCTCCTTCTCAAAATGCTCTGCCACAGCTTCTTCTGCAGCTGTTTGGAATTCACAGTCATACACCTCATAAATGATTTCTTTGCGCCAGTCTTGTAATTTCTGATACCAATCTTCTGTGTCCATGATATAGTCACGGATATCAGACGTAGTAATGTTGTCAGCATCCCATCCTGTGGCGTCCGCCACAGTTTGTACAATAGCATCCATATCCATGTTCAGTATTTCAGGCAATTCCGTCTCGGGATCGTCCACAATATCCCACTCAGTCATACCTTGGTGGATAGTATGCAGACATATATGATCATCGTCTATCCAGGAATTTCCCACATAGGCGTAGTCCATGATATCAGCAGTCTGTGTGTCTGCATCATAGTATGCATATATGTCAATTTCACATGATGGGCAATCATACGCATAGTCCTGCATCATAGTCTTCACTTTTTTTACTAATTCTTCGTAATTTTTTATGGTTTTCATCGCTTTGTACCTCCTTTTTTCAATCGAGCGTAAGGCTCCCCATTGAGATCAAATGCTTCTTCAAATGGTGCTGAGTCTACAAATATCCTGATTTCCCTAAAACCGGGCGCATACGTATCGGGACGTAAGCGATACACTTCCATGTCACGGATGCGCTCTTCTTCGTCCGAAGTATAGCTAACTCGTATGGGCGAGTCGTTAATTATTACATATACCGGGCTGAAAGAGTCCGAGATTCCTATAACTTTTTTCAAGTCTCTTACTTTCATGTCAAACTCCTTTTTTTCTTGATTATAATATTATTTCGTGTTGGTAAATATTAAATTTTTCTTAATTCGATTTTTTAAGTATCGCCGCAAGTACGGCGATGGGAAAAAGTAAAATTGCGAAAAATATCATGTAATCACCTCCTTATGCGATTTTCAATTGCTGGGATTCCGAAGTCCTGACGAAGTCCGGATGCTCCGCTTCCACTTGGTCGATGCATCCTGCTGCTAAAAATCTTTGCTTTTTCAAGAAAGTAGTAAGCTTATAAATTCCTGCCGTATAGCGGCTTTTGTGCTGATCTTTTGTGTCTTTTTCGCCTTCTGACAGGACGAAGTGGATCAATTCAGCAGTCAGCTCTTCTTTTTCTTTTTTCAGCAGCTCAATACTTGCGGTAAGCTCCTTTATCTTTTTTGCCTTTTTTTCGATAGAATTAAAATTGAACATTTTTTGTTACCTCCTTGAATTGTCATTAAATGTATTTACTTTCGAGTTAAAAATTTTTGAAGGTTTTATAACGGCTCATCGCTCTCCGCTGCCTTTTTTATATCCCCTTTCTATAGTGTTATTGTAGCACTTTTCTTTTAACTTGTCAATACTTTTATTTACTTAATTTTTAAAAATTTTTAGGAAGGATATTTTGTTTCCTGTCCCTTCCTTACATTGATATAATAGCACAATCCTCTTAATTTGTCAATAGCTTTATTTACTTTATTTTTAATTGTCTCCTATCATTTGCTTGTACCTATCTGATAGTGCCTGTGTCGCTATCACAAAAATTTATATATAGTCTATATGATAGCACTGTCACAATTTTGAATTTATCTGATAGTGTATCCTGTTTTCTCCGCTTCTGCTCCGGAGCTGATGGATCGAAGGGACCGGGAGGGGATGGTGAACAGCCCCCAGGCGGTCGGGAACGGTCTCAAATTATCTCAAAAATAAAAAGTAAACACATCTATTGACATTCTTTCTATTTTGTGCTATATTCAACATGGAGGTGATAAACATGACAACAAAAGACATAATCAAACAGATAATGGATAATTCAAATGTAACATATGTAGAGTTAGCACAGAAAGTTGGAGAATCGAGACAAACCGTATGGGGTTGGTTAAACAGTCGTAAAGGTGACATTGAAACGAGTCGAATGATACGTCTATTAAATGCTTTAGAGCACAGAGTAATGATCATACCTGATGATGTAAAGAAGCCAACAGGAGCGATAGAGATAACAGGAGGTTGATTTAAGATGGAAGAACATACATTTGTAGAGGGGCTGGAGGATGGTGTTAAGCGTATTCCTGTTAAGGATATAGAAACGGGTGAGAAAAAGGCATTGTTGATAGGTGTAACATATTACAAAGATAGCATTGTAAGGGTAGAAGGAAAAGATTTAAAGGGATATGAAACACCTGATGAAGCAATTATGAAAGCAGTCGAAAAGAAGGGTATGGAAGTTTTGCCCGGATGTTGGTGGGCTTTTCAAAATTTTCCGACAGAAGTGGGAAATAGAGGATTTGTAATGTATGAATGTTGTAATTGTGCAAAAGCGATAACTCACTCTTATGAAGGGTTATTGGAACACACGGAATATAAATACTGCCCTTATTGTGGTGAAAAGATTGAAGGGTTTCTGGACGCAAGTGGTACTGTGTTTTTATCGGTCCTAAAAAATATCATGTAAAGTATTATAGGAGGTTAATATGAAGCATACACAACAAGAAATAATAAACGCATTATGTATAATTAAAGATGAATGTGATAGTCATTGTAGAGTCTTTACAGGACATACAGGAGTAAAAGGAAGACGCTGTAGAATCGAGTGCCCTTTTTCGAGAGCTAAAGATGGATTGTGTCTGTTTGAGGAGCAGAGACCTATAAACTGGAATATCAATTCATTTAATCTGTATTGGAAGGCTTTTAGGGAGGATTAAATGAAAATATTTAACATACATTATGGGGAAGGAAAGGATGTGATGTAATATGAGATTCACTGAAATTATAAGTGATTATAAAAAATATAAAGGGGAGTTTATGTTAATTCCTGTAGTAAGTGAGTTTTATAACGGTGTAGAAGATCGTATTCCGGTATTTTATCATAAGATAGAGGAAACACAGGAATTGCAGATAATAGTGATGCCAAGTGTATATAGAAATATTAACATTATAGATGTTGCAAGATGTGATTATGGGTATTATATGCAAAAGGGGGAATTACTACTCAACTACCTGGTACAAAAGATGGTGAACAAGGTTACTGACAAGTGGGAAGTGTTATTGAAAGAGGAATACGAAGAATTATGGAATAGGAGGGTGACAATAGATGAGAGCCGGTGAATTTTTCGAATATGTAGAAGCAGATGAATATAAGAAGGACCAGTTTGAGGCTTGCATCAAAGCTTGTTTAAAGTTTATAGAGAATGTAAGGGATGATTATTTATTTCCGCCTCATATGAGTTTGGGAGAGTCTGGTAAGATATGGGGTGGTTTTAAGGAACGGATGATAAATGAAATAGAGAGGATGTGATACAACATGAAGGTCGGATATATAAGGGTAAGCACGACAGAACAGAATCCTGCGAGGCAGGAACAGCTTTTAAACGAAACATATCACGTTGAAAAGGTTTTTGAAGAGAAGGTGTCAGGTAAAAACACAAAAGACAGACCGGAGTTTAACAAGATGCTTGATTTTGTAAGACAGGGTGACACGCTTTATATAGAGTCGTTCTCCCGTCTGTCGAGGTCAACGCAAGACCTGCTGAAAACTGTAAGCATACTGAAAGAAAAGGGGGTGACGCTTGTTTCTGATAAAGAGAAGTTAGACACTACTACCCCACAAGGAAAGTTTATGCTGACGATATTTGCGGCTCTGTCGGAATTTGAGAGGGAGAACATATTAGAGAGGCAAAGGGAAGGGATTGCAATAGCGAAGGCACAGGGGAAGTATAAGGGCAGGCAGGCGAGACCGATTACGGAAGTGTTTATGACTTCTGCGAAGAGGTGGCAGGAAGGCAGCTTGTCTATGAAGGAAGCTATAGCTATGAGTGGTGTATCAAGTGCTACGTTTTTTAGGTGGTGTAAGAAGTGCGGTATCAGAAAGGAGGCAGCATAATGATTAAGAAAAGGATTTTATCGGTATTATTAGCAGGAGGAATAGCGGCTACTGCCCTAACTGGCTGTGGTGTACAAAGTAATTCTGCTACAACAACACAGGAAACAACTACAACAACACAGGAAACAACTACTGCTGAATCCTCTGTCAAAGAGGCAAATATGCTTGTTGTTGACAATGATGATGTGAAAATCACATTTAAGGGTGTAGGCAAAAGTGCAGAGTCCCTGATAGAGTATATCTTTGAAGTGGAAAACAAGAAAACAGACGGGGCTATATTGGAATTTATGTTAGATGACATTTGGTATAACGGAGTACAATATGGTGCGAATAACGGGATAAGATTTTATGAACAGGTTATTGAAGACCAGACACAGGAAATACGTTTAAGTGTGTTTGGAGAGACATATAAAATTGATAAAGTTTCAGACATAAAGGATGTAAAATTTATAATCCTGGTAACAAAGGATGGACAGGAGCTTTACAAGAGCGATCTCATGGAATATATTTTTTAAATTGACACAGATGTAGTATTTTGATATTTTAGAAGTGGCTATTATACCCCCTCTACTTGATATATAGCTACTTAGGAAGGCGCAAATTTGCGATTTTAAGACTAATAAAAGTCTTACTGTTGCAGATTTGCGCCTTCTTTTTTTGTTTACGGAGGTAAGAAACATGACAAAAGCATGGTTTGCAGGAATGTGTATAGCACTTGGTGCTATAGGTTTTCAGAGTGCGCCTACAAAGGCGGTAGGTGCCGCAATATTTCCTATAGGGCTGATTCTTATATATTATCTCGGCGGTGATTTATTTACGGGGAAGAATCTTCTGCTTATGAATGTGTATAAAGGTGAGTTGTCGCCAAAAGTTATGGTAAAGCGGCTTGCGTTTGTGTGGTTGGGGAATTTGGTGGGAGCAGTCACTATAGGTGGGCTTGTTAATCTGACAGATTTTATACCTACGGCAGAGCAGGCGCTTTTAAAAGCGGATCAGTCGCCTTTAGATTTAATTATTAAAGGTGTACTGTGTAATATTTGCGTCTGCTTGGCTGTGTACTTCGCCGGACGTTCGAAAAATCATCTGTTGCGGCTTACGGCTTTGTTTCTGCCTGTTTGCCTGTTTGTGTTATGCGGCTTTGAACACTGTGTAGCAGATATGTATTACTTGAGTGCTACGGGTATGGGCGTTGTATCGCCGGAGTTTTGGTATGTGCAGCTTTTTTCGCTTATAGGGAATCTTATAGGCGGTCTCGGGATAGCCTCTGTGTTGTATGTTCTGGAGGGGGATAAAGCGAAATAAGGATTGTATGTGCTTTAGACAGTAACAGGATTTTTTTATATGCAGGTTTTACTTGAAAAAATTTTTCAAAAAGTTAAAAAGGCGCACAGGAATTTTGAATGTGCTAATGATTTGCGTTTTATGTGCAAAAAGGCACTGGAGTCGGAGGAAACATACGAGGTCGGTGTAAAATATTTACGGCTACTATCCCACTTTATAGACGAAAAGATACAAAGTGCAAGACGGGAAGATGTAATTGTTTATTTATATTCATTACATAAGCAGGTTTTGCACTTGGCAGCTCCACATGATTTTGACTCTTATCTGCTTTATGTGGAATGGGAACGGGAGCCGGAAAAGCAGTTTTACAGACCGAGGCGAAAACAGTTATTCCCTGTCGTGCAGGCTATGCAAGATTTAATAGATGATAAGTTAGACTTACTTACTATTTCTATGCCTCCGGGAACAGGTAAGTCTACTCTTGGGATCTTTTTCTTGTCTTGGGTTATGGGGAAATATCCGGACGCTCCTAACCTTGCCAGTGCGCACTCAGGTACACTTACGAGGTCTTTCTTTGATGGGGTTATGTCAATCATAACGGATCCTGAGTATTTGTGGTCTAATGTGTTTCCTTATGTTCGTGATGTTATACCAAACGCAAAAGACGAGAGTATTGACTTAATTAAGAAGCATAGGTTCTCTACTCTTACGTGTAGGGCTATAAACGCTTCTCTGACAGGTGCTACAAGGTGTGAAAAGATACTGTATGCCGATGACTTATGTTCCGGTATAGAAGAAGCTATGTCAAAGGAGCGATTAGATAAGCTGTGGAATCTATATAACAATGATTTGAAATCCCGTAAGAAGCAGAACGCTAAAGAGATACATATTGCTACACGTTGGTCAGTACATGATGTTATCGGTCGGTTACAGATACAATATGAAGGTGATCCAAGGGCGAGATTTATCGTGCTTCCTGCTTTAGATGAAAACGGGGAAAGTAATTTCAATTATCCGTATGGAGTAGGTTTCGATAAAGCGTATTTTGAAGATATGAAAGAGAGTAATGATGATGCGTCTTTTAAAGCTCTGTATATGAATGAGCCTATAGAACGTGAGGGATTACTTTATCACCCGGACGAGCTTAATTATTATTTTGAATTACCCACACGTGAGCCGGATGCTATAGTTGCAATATGTGACACAAAAGATAAAGGCACAGATTATGCCTTTATGCCTGTTGCATATTTGTATGGTGAGGACGTATATATACATGATTGTGTCTGCAATAATGCTCTGCCGGACGTTGTAGATGGTTTATTAGCAGATATACTGTTAAGGCATAAAGTGCAGATGTGTCGCTTTGAGAGTAATGCAGCAGGAGGCAGGATAGCTGAAAAAATAAATGAGCTTGTGAAGGCAAAACATGGCATTACAAATATAACAACTAAATTTACTACTGCTAACAAGGAAACAAAGATAATAGTACACTCTGCGTATATAAAAGAGCATTTTTATTTCAGAGATAGCACAACATATAGTAAAATGCCTGAATACAAAAAGATGATGAATTTCTTGGTATCTTACACTGTAGCAGGCAAAAATAAATACGATGATGTCCCCGATGGGCTTGCTATGTTATCCGATTTCATTCAAGGCTTGGGGGGTAGAAAACCGCAAATATTTGAAAGACCGTGGTAATTGACAGGCACTATATGTAGTGGTATACTAATAGTGTTGGTAAGTAGTATAATACTTATTCTTAATCTTTTATCTCTTTCATGGTAGGCGCAGTTTTTGCGAAACAAATAGGTGATATAACCTATTTATTTGCAAAAATTGCGCTTATTTTTTGTTTATAGGGGCGAAAATGGGCGAAATATTAAATAATACACGTAAATTGTTTGGCAGAAAGGTAATAACTACTAATGTACGTGAGATCACACCAGACAATATACATGAAGTATTGCGAAATGCGATGAATGTGCATAGGCAAAACCGAAGTGACATTAATTATCTTTGGGATTATTACAGAGGAAAACAGCCTATTCTTAGCAGAGTCAAAGAAGTTAGACCGGAAATCTGCAACAGAATAGTCGAAAACAGAGCAAATGAAATTGTCAGTTTTAAAGTAGGTTATCTCTGTGGTGAGCCTATACAGTATATATCCCGTGATGGTGCGGAAAATACTACTGAGTCCATAAAGCGGTTAAATGATTTGATGTTTGCAGAAGATAAACAGGCTAAAGATCAAGAAATAGTTGAGTGGCAGATGATTTGCGGCACTGCTTTCCGCTTGGTGTTGCCGGATAATTCGGAAATAGACGAATCGCCATTTGAGATATACACACTTGATCCCCGTGATACGTTTGTTGTGTATTCCACAGATATAGACAAAAAGCCTGTTATGGGCGTGAAATACAACAAAGACGATCAGGGTGTTTATCACTACTCTATTTATACAGAGAGTTATTATTATGAGCTTGACGATAATATTATAAATGTTATGCGTTCTAAGCCTCATGCTTTAGGTAGTGTTCCTATCTTTGAATATCCGGCTAACAATGCCAGGCTTGGAGCGTTTGAGATTGTATTACCGCTTTTGGATGCAATCAATAACATAGAATCTAATCGTATGGACGGTATGGAACAGGCGGTACAGGCGTTTATTAAGTTTATAAACTGCGATATATCAGCAGAAGATTTTGAGAATTTACGGGCTATGGGTGCAATTAAGGTACAGTCTGTAGACGGAAACAGGGCTGATGTGGATATAGTAAGCAATAATCTCAACCAGGATCAGTCACAGACATTTAAAGAGGATTGTTATAATGCTGTGCTTACTATATGCGGAATACCAAATAGGAACGGCGGCAGCTCTACATCAGATACGGGAGCGGCGGTACTTCTTAGAGACGGTTGGTCTCTTGCGGAGGCGAGGGCTAAAGATAGTGAGAATATCTTTAAGAAGTCAGAAAAACAGATGTTAAAGTTAGTGCTTAGAATATGCAGAGATAATACGCCTGATATTCAATTAAGACTGACTGATATAGATATGAAGTTTACACGGCGGAATTATGAAAACATACAGAGCAAGTCACAGGTGCTTGTATCTATGCTGCAAAACGAAAAGATACATCCTCTCTTAGCATTTGCACACTGCGGTATGTTTTCCGATCCCGAAAGTGCATACGCTTTAAGTAAAGAGTATGTGTCACAGAGAAGTGACGTTAATAAAACGCAAGAGTCAGAGAAGACAGAAAACGCAAATATAGTCACAGAAGACTTAAAAAGACAGGGAGGTTGATTAAATGGCAAATATTGATGTATCACAGATTGATGGTTATTCGGAGATGAGTGCGGAGGATAAAGTTAAGGCTTTAGAATCACTGAATTTGCCGGAGCCTGATTACAGCGGTTATGTTAAAAAAGATATTTATGACAAGACTGCTTCTGAATTGGCTACAAAGAAAAAAGAGCTGACAGAATATATGTCAGAAGAGGAAGCACAAAAGGTAAAGGATCAGGAAGACCGTGAGAAGCTGCAAAAGAATTACGATGCACTGTTACAGGAAGTGACAGAATCGAAGCATGAAAAACGGTTTTTAACACTCGGCTATTCGGAGAGCTTAGCGAGTGATAGCGCAAAGGCTCTGACTTCCGGGGACTACGATAAGGTGTTTGAAGATATGAAAAAGCACTTAACTGCTTTTGAAAAGCAGATAAGGGCTGAGCTATTAAAAGACACTCCTAAACCGCTTGGCGATGATAAGTCAACAGCGATGACAAAAGCTGAATTTAAAAAGCTTGGTTTTAATGAACGTCAGGAATTTATGAAGGCACATCCTGACGAATATAAGGAATTTTACAAGGAGGAATAAGATATGCCAAATGTAGTATATGATAATTTTTATCTTGCAAATGAGATCGAGGATCAGTATAACTCACATCTTGATTTGCAGAGATTTTGCACAGTTGATAATACTCTTGCCGGAACGGTAGGAATGGTTAAGAAAATCAACGTGTATCGTGCAACAAACGGCACAGAAAAGCTTGCTATGGGTCAGGGTAACACTCAGACAATAGAAGCAAGCTTTACTGATAAGGAATACCGTATACAGCTTGCACAGAACAGATTTAGATACTATGACGAGGAGCTTATGACAGATCCCCTCATGGTAGAGACAGGCGTGAGACACATGGCTACTGATATGTTTAACACAGTCAATGCAGATGTGTTTGCAGAATTTAACAAGGCAACACAGGTTGTTGTAGTACAGGCGTTTAGCTTTGACGCATTTGCAGACGCACAGGCTATGTTTAATCTGGAGAATATAGAAGGTGTTGAGTTTTTCGCTTTTGTGCATCCTGCGGACGTTGCAGCACTTAGGAAAGCTCTTAAAGACAGCCTTCAGTATGTAGAAGCTTTTGCAAGACAGGGCTATGTGGGTACAGTGGCAGGTGTAAATATTTACACAAAGAAAGACGCTGTAAGAGGTACTATCTGTACTGCCACAAGAGAAGCTGTGACTATCTTTAATAAGAGAGGGACAGAGGTTGAGCAGCCTGCACGAAGCACAGAAGAGGCAAATGTGCGTGATAACTGGATTTATTCACGTAAATATTACCTTGTCGCTCTTACTGACGAAACAAAGGCTGCGAAGATTGTAAACGGTACTGCGGCAGTATCTACTGACACTACTGTAGATACAGATAAGACCTATTATGAGGTGAGCGGTCTCGGTTACTTGGCAGTCACACCTGCGGAGGGTGACAATCCTTCTACTAAGGGTTGGTATGAGATTACACCTACGTCTTTTTGATCTCCCTTGCGGCTAACGCTGACATAGCGGCAGGGGTTGATTTATTCGGAAAGACAGTCAGTGATTTACAGGAAAATGTAACAATTTCCGATGATACTATAAGCGGTATACTTAAATATGTTACAGATTATACTGGTTTTAGTGGTGACGTAAGTGAACAGTCAGGCAATTATCTTGTATTACACTTTGATACAAACATTGAAGTAGACAGTATTACTGTAGAACTGATCAACGGCACTCTCGGACATCCTGTAACACTTGATAGTGATGGCATTATAGTATTGAGGATTGCTGATAAAGATACACAGTCTGTCAGAGTTGTTGCTACAAAGGGTAATGACATAGCAGTTAAGACATTTACGCTTGACGGATTAACGCTTAACGAATCATAAGGAGGTATGATATGGCAGTTGCTTATACCGATACTCCTGTTAAAAAAACTAAATCAAAGTCAGAGGCTAAAAGAAAAAAAGAACAGGAGTTAAAAGATGACGGAAGAGGAAAAAAGGAATTATCTGAAAGCGATGACAAGAACGGATGATACGGATGATGTATTAAATGTATTTCTGAACATTTCCGGGGAGAAAATCATACATAAGGCTTTCCCTTATGATGATTCAGTTGTTGATGTTCCTTTAAAATATCACACATTACAATGTGAGATAGCTGCGTATCTTTTGAATAAAAGAGGGGCAGAAGGTCAGGTAACACATAGTGAGAACGGAATACAGAGACAGTATGAAAATGCAGATGTGCCCGTTTCTATGTTACAGACGATTGTGCCCTTTTGTGGGGTGATTAAAAGTGAAGACGATGGAAATTAACAAAAGTACATTCTATCACGCTTCTTACATAGGTAAGATGGTAATGACAGATGATTACGGTAATGAAACAGGTGAATATGAGCTGTTGTATGCGCCGCCGGTTAGGAAGGCGGCTAATATCTCGGCAGCTAAAGGTGAGACAGAAACAAAACAGTTTGGTGAAAAACTCGATTACGATAAAGTCATTCTCTGCGATTTAAAAACTGCTATAGATATAAATGAATTTAGTCGTTTGTGGATTGATAAGGAACCGGAGCTTGACGGTAACGGTTTTTTAGCAGTTGATGATAACGGCGAAGTCATTACACCACATGATTATGTGATTAAAAAAATAGCGAAAAGCTTAAATAATGTATCTATTGCAGTTAGAAAGGTTGAAGTCAGTGAGCAACAAAACAATTAGGGTTAATTTGTTTGAGATCGATAAAGCTATTCAGGAAGTGGAAAGTTACAAGAGTGCGTTACAAAGAAAAACAGATATCTTCCGAAAACGAATAGCTGAAACGATAGAACAAAAGGCACAAGCTATGTTTAGCGTGTCTGTTGCCGATGATTTATTGAGAGACGGGCAGAGAATGTCAGACACTACTGTTACTGTGGAAAACGAGGGTAATAACGTTTCTGTGGTAATAGCAAGGGGATCTGATGTATTATTCGTTGAATTTGGTGCAGGTGTTTATCACAATTCTGCGGTCGGTACTTCCCCACACCCACAAGGTATGGAGTTTGGTTATACGATAGGCAGTTACGGTAAAGGTCGTGGCAGAAATCAAACATGGGGATTTACGGATGAAACAGGTACTCATGTAACACATGGTACACCTGCCAGTATGCCTATGTTTAATGCGACAAAAGATGTTTTATCAGACATTTATTCGATAGCAAAGGAGGTGTTCGGGTGATTGATATAGAGAATGAAATCTTTACCATATTAGCCTCGCAATTGCGAGAGGGTTTCTTTGGAGTTTATGTTGCTGGTGAATATGTTCCTATTCCCCCCACCTTTCCTGCGGTGTCGATTGTTGAGATAAGCAACGAAATTTATCGTAAGTCACAGTCAACAGATTCAATGGAAAATCATAACATTATCGTATATGAAGTTAATGCGTATTCAAACAAAACATCCGGAAAGAAGGCACAAGTCAAGTCAATTATGGCTCTTGTGGATTCAGAGTTAATCAAGTTAGGCTTCACACGTACAATGTTAAACCCCGTAAGCAACATGGGTGATCCGTCTATATTCCGTATGGTCGGTAGATGGAGAGCGATTGTAGACAAAAACAAGACTATTTATAGGAGGTAAAATAAATGGCTATTTCAACATATAAGATTTTTCTTATGCAGAAAGGTTCCGGGGACGCTTGGACAAAGTTAGTCGATATTAAAGATTTCCCCGATCTTGGCGGAGCACCAGAGATGCTGGAGACTACTACCCTGTCTGATAAAATGCAGACATATATTGAGGGCATACAGTCTAATGAAGCTTTGGAGTTTACAGCAAACTATACAAAGGCTGACTATGAGGCAATTAAAGCACTTGCCGGAGAAGACAAGGATTTTGCGGTATGGTTTGGCGGTACAGAGAGTGGCGGTGTCATTACTCCTGATGGTTCTAACGGCAAATTTGCCTTCAAGGGTACAATATCCGTATTTGCCGTTGGTGGTGGCGTAAATGAGGTTGTAGATATGACGATTACTATTGCTCCATCTACACCTATTACAGAGTCTTAATTAAAAGGAGAATTAAATAATGGCTAAACAGTTACGTTTTGAGTATGATGATAAAACATATACTCTTGAATTTACAAGAAAAACAGTTACAGAGATGGAACGAAATGGCTTTATTGCAAATGATATAAACGATAAACCTATGACGGTCCTTCCTGCACTGTTTGAAGGAGCGTTTCTTGCACATCACAGGTTCACTAAAAAAGATAAGATACAGGAAATGTTTGATAAGATGACAAACAAGGAAGATCTTATTGGAAAGTTGGCTGAAATGTATAATGAACCGATACAGGCTCTTGTAGAGGAACCGGAAGAAAATGAGGGAAACGTAAGCTGGACGGCGAGTTGGTAAGTGGCTCTACGTTCGGAGCTGACAAGGGTGTGGCTTCAAACGGAGCTGCACCCTTTTTCACTTACGAAGATGTTTTTAACAAGCACTTCCCTTATTACTTGGCTATAGGTATGTCATATGAAGATTATTGGGAGCGAGACTGTATGCTTGTAAAGGCATATCGTGAAGCAGATGAAATCCAGAAAGACAGACGTAATCAGGAATTGTGGTTAAATGGTCTTTATATTTATGATGCGGTGCTTCGTATAGCTCCTATTCTGCAAGCATTTGCAAAGTCAGGCACTAAACCTACTCCCTATATGGAAAAGCCTTACGACATATCTAATAAAGCTGTTGAAAACACAAAAAGGAATAAGGAACAGGAAACATTTAACAAAGGTAAACGTGTTATGGAGCAGTTTATGGCTCTTCATAATCACAAATTAGAAAAGAACAAAGGAGGTGAGAAAAATGAGTGATACAATAGAATCTTTAAAAATAGAGATAGAAAGTAACAGCTCCGGTGCCGAAAAGGGATTAAACAATCTTGCCGCTTCTTTAAGTAAATTAAAGCAGGCAACACAAGGTGGTTTAGGTCTTACCTCTGTAGTCAATCAAATGAAAAAGCTAAACGAAGCTTCTAAAGGTATGGACACAGGCTCGGCAGAAAAGCTTTCAAAACTCGGTACAGCTCTTAAAACACTTGGTGGTTTAGGCAATATTAAAATCTCATCTTCTATCGGAAATCAGATAGGTAAGATTGCGGATGCAAGCAAAAAAATATCTGATAGTGATGTTCAAAGGCTAAAAGATATGGCTACTGCCCTACAAAAAATTGGCAGCACTAATATGGGTAACACAGCCTCACAGCTTGGTAGCATCAGTAAAAATATGTATTCCATAAGTAGGTCGAGTGCTAACGGAGCCGATTTAACAACACTGTCTAAAAATGGTTCTAAAATCGGCGGCGTGTTTAAGGGAATAGCTACTAATGCGGTTGATTTGTGGGCGAAAGTACAGTTAGGCTGGGGCGCTTTACAACGTGTAAGTGATATGATAGGTGGCTTTATAACAAAGTCGAATGAATACATAGAAGACCTCAACCTGTTTAATGCTTCTATGGGACAATACGCAACGGAAGCACAAGCATACGCGGAAAAGGTCGGTGAGATACTCGGTATCGATCCAGGCGAGTGGATGCGTAATCAGGGTATTTTTAACACAATTATAACAGGATTTGGTGTTGCTACTGATAGGGCTTATACCATGAGTCAACAGTTGACACAGTTAGGCTATGATATATCTTCATTCTTTAATATCAGTTATGAGGATTCGATGGCTAAATTGCAGTCAGGTATTGCAGGAGAATTGGAGCCGTTAAGACGTTTGGGTTATGACTTATCTGTTGCGAGGTTGCAGCAGGAGGCATACAGACTTGGTATAGAAAAGAAAGTCGCTACTATGACACAGGCTGAAAAGGCGGAATTGCGATATTATGCGATTATGACACAGGTTATTGATTCACACGGGGATATGGCGAGAACGCTAAATGCTCCTGCGAATCAATTAAGAATTTTGAAGGCACAGCTTAATATGGCTGCCCGTGAAATAGGTAATGTGTTCATTCCTGCTCTTAATTTAATTTTGCCGTATGCAATAGCTGCCGTTAAGGTTATAAGAACATTAGCACAAGAGATAGCTAACTTTTTTGGGTTTGAATTACCTACTGTTGACTACTCTTCTCTTGAAGCTATGAAAACAGTTAATGATAACCTCACAGATACATCAAGTCTTGGAAGTGATATAGCAGATACAGCAGCGGACATAGCTGACAGTGCAGGTAATCTCGGAAGCGGATTAGGTGACGCTGTAAAACAAGCAAAGAAATTAAAAACCTATATGATTGGCATTGATGAATTAAATGTCATATCTGAACCGGAAGACACGGCTAATATAATTAGTGGTGGTTCAAGTGGTTCTGGTAGTGGTTCAAGTGGTTCCGGGAGTGGTTCCGGTGGTTTGAACGATGGTTCTGTTGGCGGTGGTGGTCTTGGGATAGATTTACCTACTTACGATTTCCTCGGTGACGCTATTGCACAACGAATAGATGACACAACAAATGAATTAAGAAGTAAATTACAAGCAGGATTAGAGAAGTTTTCAACACTGATAACTGTTGTTGGTTTAGCATCAATAGGAGCCGGCTTACTTTTAACATTGGCAGGACATCCTCTTCTTGGTATAGGAATGATAGTTGCAGGCTCTGCTCTATTAGCCGCACAAGCTGTCAAATGGGATGACGGGACTGATTTAAAGACCAAGCTTACGGAATATCTTGGTGTGTTTGCTGTGTTCACAGGTTTAGCATTGGTTGGTTTAGGTGCATTGTTAATGATAGCAGGCAAACCATTGCTTGGTTTAGGCATGATCCTTGCCGGATCTGCGGCTTTAGCAATAGGTTCGGCTGTTTTAAAAACAACAGATAATGAAACATTTAATAAAATTAAAAATTATCTTATTACATTCACAACATTTGCCGGATTAGCTTCTGTCGGTCTTGGACTGTTGTTAATGGTTGTAGGGAAACCACTACTTGGTTTAGGTTTGCTTTTAGGTGGAGCTGCGTTATTAGCTACATCTGCCACATTGAAAAGTAGTGACAACAGTTTGAAAAGTAACATATTTAACTTTTTAGCTTCTTTTGCGACATTTGCAGGTTTAGCAGCTGTTGGTGGCGGTTTATTGTTAATGATTGTAGGAAAACCACTACTTGGTTTAGGTTTGCTTTTAGGTGGTATTGCAGCTCTGAATATAAGTGCGGTTGTGTTAAAAACAACAGACACTACGACAAATAATAAAATAAAAGATTTCTTAAAATCATTCACATCAATAACAGGTATAGCGGCATTAGGTTTGGGATTGTTGTTAATGTTAATTCCCGGTAAACGTTTAATCGGTTTAGGATTAGCAGTTACGGGTGCTGGTCTTTTGGCAACAGCTGCTACTTTAAGTACAAGCGATAACGGATTAAAGGAGAATATATTTACCTTCTTAAAAACCTTTACTTCTCTTTCCGGATTAGCTTTAATGGGTCTTGGTTTGATAACTTTGCTATTGCCTGGAAAACGTTTACTTGGTTTAGGTATGCTTGTTGGTGGTATAGTAGCATTTTCTATTGGTTCTATAGATTTTGATGATGGCAGTGATTTAAAAGAGAAAATCACTAAAAATCTTGCTAAAATTGCCGCTGTATCGGGAGCTGCGGCTGTGGCTTTAGGTATTGTATGTATGTTTTTACCCGGATTGCAAGGCATTGGATTAGGTTTAATTGCCGCTGGTGGAGCTTCTCTATTTGCGTCTGCTGCTCTTGATCCACAAAGTTTTGCAGATTATATTAATACCGGATTGACTAAAGTTAATAACAAGTTAAAACCTATAGCTCTTGGTTATGATATTGCTACTGCTCTTGGTTTCTTACCAAAAGATTTAAAGCAACGTATTACAGCTATGGAAAAATCCGAAGATCCCACTATCAGATATAATGCCGCTTTGATGAAAGGTGCAGAAGCTGGTATGAAGCAGGATATATGGGGAATGATTACATCTTTAGGTGATATAATCATCAATTATCAGGCTCATGTTGATAAGGAAAAGGGTAAGAAAAATGTTAAAGAGGATTTGAATAACATTTCTAACAATATCGGTGTTGTTAGTGCTGTGATGGGCGTGACTATGAACACTGTTACGGAACAGGCAAAAATGAGTGATTATACATGGACGGTGAAGAAATTTGCAGAGCAAAAAGCAAAAATAGAATACCAAGCGATCATGGCTTCAAATGCGGCAAAGAATTTATCAAAAGAAGTTTTAGATTTGTTAAAAACATTACCTAAAGAGGATGCAACATTTCAATTTTATGCACAAGTTGTTGGTGGTGTTAATAATTTAAATGCGATAATAACTAAAACACAATTAGAAGTAGATAAAAAGCCTATAGAAATCGCATTGGAATTACAAAACGCAGCTTTGTCTAACATACAGGAAAAAATGGGTGTAACGGCGGCACAAGCTGCTAAAATTGCGCACGACAATCCTGTTACTTTGTTAACGGAAATGGCGTATGAATACAATAACAAAATTTACAAAGGAGACAAGAATTTTGTTGACAGTGTAATAGGCAATTTGCAATCATTTTATGACAATGAAGAATTGTTAGCAAAACTTGGAATTGATAAGGAAAAATTGCATGAAGGTGGCGAGGAGGCTTATAATTTCCTGTTTGAATTGTTTAATCAAACCGGAGGCGGCGCATTAAATGCGAAAATTGGAGCTGATACTACTCTTGCAGATAAGAAGGCTACAGGATTATTTAATACACTTACACAGTATTATGATAAAAATTATATTTATGCCATTTTGGATAGTAATACACTTTCCGCTGAACAAAAAGCTAATAAATTAAAGGAACTATTAACAAAAGCAACGAGTGGTAAATATACTTATAATCTTACTGCTGATAATACTTCTGCTATAAAGACTAATACATCTACGTTTAATACAATGAGCGAGTTTAATCGCAAGAATCCTGTTACAACATATTTATCCTCTACATGGGCGGCAGGAAGAACACCGGGAGCCAAGATTAACACTGTTAAAAAAGAAGTTGCACAAAACAAGTGGTTTATCCCCACCTATCAAACAGCTAACTGGGCTAAAGGTTATACTCCTGGTAATAGGATTACTGCTGTCAAAAGTGAAGTTGCGACAGGTAAATGGTATATTCCTACTTATCAGACAGCTAACTGGGTACCGGGCAGAACACCCGGAAACAAAATTAACACTGTTAAAAAAGAAGTTGCGAC